GTTTTTTCGGCAAATTCTTTTTTAACACCAGCTCGCATCATTTGTTTTAATGCTAATTTTCCAGCCTTCTTCGCAGCTTGACCGCCAATACCTCCGCCAGCTGCAAACAAAGCTACGTCAGCGGGCATGAAGAACCCTATAACAGCAGAACCTATGTCCCCAAGAACGCTTGGATGATAATCCTCTAAATCGAACGGAGCTTCACCTGTGGCAAGCTGTTGAGCCATACCTGTAACAGATTCGTTATATCCTTTTTTGATAACATCGGGAATATAATCCCATAATTCGGAGCTTTCAACTTTTTGATTCTCTGGGAGAACAGATTGTCCAGTCCCAAAAAAATCATCAACACCCAAAACGCCTTCATTCTTTGGAGTTTCAAATGTATTTAAAAATGAAAGTCTTTCTCCTAATCCATATTCCGGTTCCGTTGCACCAAAAAATTCTTCTGCTGTAATTTGTGGCATTTATTACCTAGTGATAGTAAATGGTTGCGTAAAATCAATTTTACTAGTTTGATGTTCCTTACCACTATAAAAATCTTTCATAGCCTTTACGCCAGAATCGCTAAGTAAATCTTCAGCGGAAAAGAATCCTAGTTCTTCAGCAAATGTATCAATCCATTCATATGTTGGCCCTCCGCCGAAAATTGGTCTTCCAGATACAGCTGTTTTTGACGCAATAGATTTATCTCTCTCTTTTAATAGTTGTTGAACTATTGATTTATTTAATTGTTTACCTTTGAATCTTCCACTCGGAACTGTAAATTTTACAATTGGAACGTTTTTTAATTCATTTGTAAATGAAATAAGTTTTTCTTTTGCTCTTTTTGGGTCAAGATTTTGTCTACCAGAGTACTTTTGTAAAAAATTACTATTTATATATGCACCGTAATCTTTTTTTAATTTCTCTTTAGAGATACCAAGTTCAGCAGCCATATAATCTACCGCCATGTAATTCCACTGTCCACCTGATTCAAATGGTTTAAACTTTGTAATATTTTTGATCTCTCCAGTTTTTGTTTTCCCACTTGCTAAATTCTGATTAGTGGCGCTATGCTTTCCTTTGGATTCTGCCATCATAACAGCTTTTGCTTTTACTGCATCATCCCCAAATTCTTGTTCTATTAATCTTAGATTGGACTCTGATAGCCCATTAGCCATATAATATGCATCAGATTTATTAAGATACTTTTCATATGATTTATTTAAAATAACAGACCAATTATTCCAACCCGATTTAGAATCCCCTACTTTACGCGGTTGATTCTTTACTATCCAAGAAGCAAATCTTATATTTTCTTCCGGATTTAATCTTTGAGTTGATTTTCCAAAAAAACTTTGCGAGTGCTTATCAAAAGTTTTATCATTAATTTGAAACAATCCATAATCAGTAGAATCTACCTCACCGTCTCCGCTTCCGGGAACTTTCAGCCTACTAAGTGGAGCTAATAGAGTTGAGAGTTCTGACTGAAGTGATCTAATCTCATTCCTAATTACTCCCTCCTGTGTTGCGTCTAAAAGATTTAATGGATCAACAAGTGCTTTTGAATTTGTCTCAATTCGGGAAGAAATAGACTTAGCAGAAAGATTTATTTCTGGGTAATTTTTTGGATCAACCTTTCTGTCCAAAGCATCATTTAAAGTTTCAAATCCTTTCTCAAAATTTCCACTTTTATACATATTCTCAATTTGATTGTATTCAAAATCATCTAAATTATAAATATCGATACCCTGCATTAGCACAGACGATCTATTCAGTTCAGAGCTAGAACGAGACATCTCGCCTTCAAGTAAGTCATATCCGAATACAGATTTCATTCTTCCGGATTTAACTAGATGTCCGTAATATTCATTCTTTTTATCCAAGTCCATCTCGAAACCTCTGGATATAATTATTCTATCACGTTCTTCATTGCGCTCTTCACGCTCAGTACGAATCTTGTCCTGATAACGAGTTTCATTGCGATTCCATTCTTGAAGATATTTTTTCTGATCCTTTTCTTCTTGAGCTTGAAACCGAGCTTCCGTTCGTAAATTAGATATTTCTTGCCCTAAGAAATTAGGAAGAGTTTGATTTAGTAAAGTGTCTAAGGCGTCAGCCATATCATCCTCCGGTTTGCTGTGATTTCCACCAATCGGCTATCGACAGTGTATTCCCACTTGCTTTGTATGCCTGAGAATAAAGACTTATATAATTTTCTAATTCTTCTTGGCTTGCCTCAATACCCGTTTGTTGAAAGTATGACACAAGTTGATCTTTGGCGTAGGCGTCCGCAGTCCCAGTCGGGAAATTAATATTCTTATCTATGTCACCTTGCAAAAATCCCGAAGTTGTTCCTCCTTGATTTTGGTCGGTATCTCCAGCATCCATCTGATAAATTTGCGAAACCAGATTCATTAATCTTTGGCCCCAATTTTGAGTCTTGCCGCCTACCAAAGCTTTCCTACCACCAAGAAGTTCTTCTAGATTAAGCAAACTCATATCGCTTTGTCTTCCTAATTCTTCAGCACCCTTATATGCACCAGTTCTCTGCTCCTCAATTTCTTTTTCTCTAGCACCGAAACCGGGAAGCTTATACCCTATGTTTTCCCTTACTGCCTCTGCACCACTCATAAGTCCCTGACTCAAGCCATACCTTCCAGTTTTCAATGTAGAGCCTATATCGGATGTTTGTTGCTGACCATATTTGTCAATAGCTCCGTATGCTTCGGAAATTTTTGTGGGGTCAAACTGTCCAAGACCGCCAAAAAGTTCTCCGAATCTCTTGCCTTGAGATCCACTAAATCCAAATAGCCCAGGAAGTTCCTCCGAGCTAGCCGTATAATATTTCCACTGGTCTTCACCTACACCAGCTTTTCTTAATAATTCTTGTATTTCTTCGTCAGTCATTTTGAACTCCTCCAAATCCGTATTGTTTTAATAAGTCAAGTAAATTTTTGTCAAATCCATAAATATTTGATATTTGCTTATTTGTTCTTGGGTCAGAACCTGTTCTTGAATATTGTTTTGGTAAGTAATCTCTATAATTTGGATTTTGCCCACCACCAAAAATAGTTCTAATTGATTCGCCAAGTTCAAATGGGCCTTTTCCTCCAACGTCAAACGGGCTACTACCCCTACCGAAGTTTTTCACAAAAGCTTCTTGGGATATTGAACTAGCGGCTCCTCCATCAGCACCCACTTTAGCCTTACTAAGATTTGCTATATATTCATCCATCAAAGTTTTCTTCCTTGCTGCTTCAGCTCCCTTTATTGATTCAAAAATCCCTTCACCCGATCCTATGTCTTTAAATATATCACCTGCGTATTCTGGAGTAAATCCAGCAGCTGTTGTTTGGTAAGATGTAAAGGCATCGGTAAGTGCATTTATAGTTGCTGTATCATCAAGCGTCTTTTCAGCATCACCTAGAAAATCTTCAAGTGTTCTGGCTTGAGATCCTAATTTTTTCGCAGAAGTGGAATAAAAAGTAGTATCCGGAGCTTTTGTTTCCAATGACCTAAATGGGTCTTTCACCCTTTCACCAAAAGGAGAAGACAAAGTAAATCGATGGGTTTTAGTATAATCTTGTAATGGCTTGCTAAGTGCAGAGCCAACCGGTGCTTTAACAAGAAAGTCAATAAGCTTAGTAAAAAATCTTGATGAAGTACCGCGTTTCTTTGCTTGACCTATACCTCTTTCGCGTTCCGCCGCTTCTTCCTTCAAGGCGATTTCATACTCTCTTAAGGCTTTTAAATCATCGGCTCCAGCCTTTGTAAGCCCCATTCCCTTCGCTCCAAATTCGGATCTCTGTCCACCCTCTATTTGTTGTAATAATTCTGCTAATGTAGCCATACTAACTCCTTGTAAATTCTAAATAATACCAAGCACCAAGCTCTTTTCTATATAGCCTTAGCTTACCATCTGGTGTCTTAACAATTCTTTCCTCGCCATTATTACCAGATGCGCGAGCAGGAAATCCAATTTGAAGCTTTCCATCAGGTTTTTTAGAATTGTATAAAAATCTTTTCTCTCTATCAATAGACATTAAGTAACTCTCTTATGTAAAGGCCTGTATTCTACCGATACACTGTATATCCTATTTGTTCCTGCGTGATCCAAGTCTAAATAAACTTGAAATGAATTTGCTAAAAGAGGAGGACTAAACGAAACTACGTTAACATAATTACCACTGCTTGTACTAATCACGTCTCCAGCGGTTGCAACCGTTTGAGTCACACCACTATCGTTAGTATAATAATACTTTAAACCATTACTATTAATGTTCCCACTTGCATATTCTAGCGTAACGCCATAAATCTTTTTAACTATATTTGGAAATCCAAAATCATCATTTTTAAATTTAATATCAAGAGTACCATCATCTGGTTCACCGTCATAAGAAACTATTTCAGTTAGACCAGTCGTAGCGGTCATCTTATTATACGCATCTGTTATAATATTACTTTTATTTGAATCTGCAAATAGATCGTTTACGAAAGTAAATGAGCCATTAATAAGACTGCAAACATAGGCATCACCATTGTCACCTGATTCATTATCCGCATCTCTAACCGCCACTAAATGTTTATTTACAGGTTCATATCCAATCATAGTTAAATGGTCAACAAAACCACCATCAGACCCACCCCAATCGGATTCTCTTATTTTAGTTTGTAAATTTTTTATTTTACTTCCATCATAAAAATATAAACCATTTTTATTTACCCAAGCTACACCAAAGTCTGTTTTTACGGTAGCTGCGTGAAATTCAACACCCATATTTTTATGCTCTGATTCTAAAAACCATTGTGTATCAGAACCACCACCTATATTAATAATATAAAGTGTTTTCTCTTTAAAAGCAAGAAGTCTATCAGCAAAAGATTCTAACTTTATAAACTCTTCTCCATCATTAACACCTATATCTATAAAATTGAAATTTGGAAACGTATCAAACTTATTTATTTCACTATATCTTATAGTATCTCCTTTATTTAAAAGCTCACCTTCTTCATTGGTATATTTTACATTCCCTATAAAAGTTCTTCTATTAGCAACAACACTAGTTTGATATTTTTCTCCGTTTAAACCTATTGATATAAAAGCAGATCCTGGACTAAATCCATTTATAGATTCATACGTATCTATATTTTCTGAGTAACTTATAAAAGGAGAATAAACATAAGAAGAATCAGAGCTTTCTTCTGTCCAATATGAATATTCGCCATCTAAACTAGCCCTAGAACCATAACGTAAACTTATATCTCCAAATAAAGTCCAAGCACCATCACTTCCAGATATTCTATGGTATATTCTTGCTCCAGTTATTCTACTGTCATATCTTGTTCCAGATGTTACACTTTCCGTAGCTAATACATTAACTGTAATTTTTTCATCAGCGCTTACTGAAATAGTATTTGCCAAACCTTTTACTAAAGATTCTTGATTTCCATCGTAAATATAAGTTATCCCAAATTCATATGTTCCAGCAGTCCAAGAACCTCCAGACGAGGGAACTATGCTTAAATTAAAACCAGTTCCAGATGGAGGATATATTTTATAAGTATGACCACCACCTCCAAAATTGCCGCCTGAAGCAGCAGTAGCAAGTGTAGTAGTATTAGTTCTATTTGTTATTAAATCAACTATTGAACCTCCAACTTTAACAGCCCAATGATTATCTATCTCTGCATCGATAGCAACTACAAATGGATCTCCTCCAACTGCACTAGATACAGCTGATGTATCACCACCAGAAGTAAAAGTTTCACTTCCAAATATTTGTTCTGAAACATAACCTCTAGTTGGTTTACTTAGTTTAGTATCTGAAGCTGTCCAATCAGAAACACCAGCATAAGAAGCTGGAGTCTGTGCTGTTCCAGCAGAATTTAACCATCTATCTTGAGCTTTTACATACCCATATTTTTTAATAGCTGTAGCGGTATTTAACACATTTGTATCACATACTCTAACATCTCCATCAGCTATGTGATATATAACCTTTCCTTGTTCACTACCAGTAACAGCACCTAAATCAATCTGCGCATCACTCCAAGCCTTTGTATCAGATGAATGAACACTTATCTCTACCTGTCCACCATCATCAGCATCTGCGAATAAAGTTCTTACTATAGATTCATTATTTCCAGCTTGATCAAAATCAGATCCATGTTGAAAAAGTCCGTAACCAGGTTGTACAGCATCTACACTTGGATCTGCGTAATCATTATCATTATCGGAAGCTAATCCACGAGTATTTATCTGACCAAATGAATCTAAGTTAGCATTGTCAGCAAGGGCTAATTCATTATCTTTAATAGAACGATCATTGGTCTTAGTATTTAAACCACCTTCAAAACGATTATATGTTTTAAATTGTTTAGGCATTATTTCTATACGATTTATTATTTAATTTCACACTAACCATTTATTTGCAGCTTCAACAAAGTGTTCTGGATTACCAGCTCCACCTTCACTATTATAATACTTCTTCCAATAATCTGCCTTGCCTTGCGTAGTATTTGGTACAGGTTTAGGAACTCTCCAGTACTTTAAACGACAATGAACAATACCAGCAGCTATATTTTTTTCAAGTATATCAGCCCAAATATCTTCATCATATACTTGCCAATATTTACTGTCTACACGACTGGCTTCAGCACAACTTACTATCAATGATTTTCTATGCTTAAGATAATGTATAAGATTGTCTACACAAGTCGCTGGCTCTACTTGCCAGAACGAGCGAGCTGGGCCATCACCAAGTTGTCTTAGATACCTATATCCAGATTCAACTATTCCAGTTACCAGAACAAGTTCAACTGCATCATCGGACGCAAATTTTTCACCCATAGTAGAACAAGTATGCTTTATCAATGCACGAATTTGATTTATACTAATCATAAAAACTTTTTTGTTAGACGTTAAGCCTAAGAATTAGATACATTCTTTTTAAACTGAGCAAACCAAATGTCATCTAGCTTATTTTTACTTGATTTAACAAGCTTTTCGACAACCTGTATAGC